AAATCACAAAAAGTTGGTGGTACTGCTACTAACTTGATTAAATTCCATACACTATCTCACGGTAACTCTACTAACTATGAATTCAAAGTAGGTATTCGTGATGTGAGACCTGCATCAGAAGTGCCAGGTTCTGAATATGGTTCATTTAGTGTAATCGTAAGAAGAGTAGATACAGGAAAGATTCCAAATTCAATCTTTGGTCAAGGTGTTCAAGATTCTGATGTTAGACCTAATATCGTTGAAGAATTCCAAGGTGTAAACCTCGACCCTAACTCACCAAACTATATCAAGAGAGTAATTGGTGACAAATACATTACAGTTGATGCAAATGGTAAATTGACTTCAAATGGTGATTACCCTAACGCATCTGCTCATATTAGAGTAGTAGTAGCTGATGATGTTGAAAGTGGTGCAATCGACTCAACACTCGTTCCATTCGGGTTCGGTGCCGTAACTTCACCTCTACACTCAACTTATAATCTACCTGTTCCAACTTATAATGTATCTCAGTCAATTAGTGGTGAATACAATAAGAGAGCATTCTTGGGTTACTCATTCGACTTTACTACGACTGATAACTTGAACTTCCTACAACCACTTCCAGATGCAAATACTGAAACTGTTGGTTCTGACTTTGATTTGGCAGATTGTGTTACTGACATCGATGGTGATGGTACATTTACTGCAATTTCATTGACATCTGATTTGAGTGCTAAGAAATTCTTAGTACCATTCCAAGGTGGTTTCGATGGATACGAACCAAATAGAGTAGTAAATGTAGGTTCATCAATCGCTGCAGGTAACTCACAAGGTTTCAACCTTTCATCTGCTACGGCAGCAGGAACAGTTGCATATAGAAAAGCAATTGACGCAGTATCAAATCCAGATGAGTTCGATATCAATATGGTAGTTCTTCCAGGTGTAATCAATAGACTACACTCTTCAGTAACTACTTACGCTAAAGATATGTGTGAGGATAGATTGGATTGTTTCTATGTAATGGATGCAGGTGGTTACTCTGACTCTATTGCAACCGTGAAAAACTCACTAACTTCATTCGACTCAAACTATGTGGCAACTTACCACCCTTGGGTTAAGATTTTAGATACTGATAAGAACAAGCCAGTATGGTGTCCACCATCAGTTGTACTTCCTGGTGTAATTGCATTCAACGATGCAGTAGGTGCTGAATGGTATGCACCAGCAGGTTTGAATCGTGGTGGTCTTCCAAACGTAATCGAAGTTAAGACTCGTTTGACTCACGATGAGAGAGACACACTATACGAAGGTCGAATCAACCCAATCGCAACTTTCCCAGGACAAGGTGCTACGGTATTCGGTCAAAAGACACTACAAGCAAAACCATCTGCATTGGATAGAATCAATGTAAGAAGATTGTTAATCGCAGTTAAGAAGTACATCGCATCTTCAACAAGATACTTGGTGTTCGAACAAAATACTGCTGCAACAAGAAATAGATTCCTATCAATCGTAAACCCATACTTGGAGTCAATCCAACAAAGAAATGGTTTGTATGCATTTAAAGTGGTGATGGATGATACCAACAACACTCCAGATGTAATTGATAGAAACATTATGGTAGGGGAGATTTACTTACAACCAACTAAGACTGCTGAGTTCATCGTACTTGACTTCAACATTCTTCCAACTGGTGCTGCTTTCCCTGAAGCATAAATGTAAGAATTATACTATTTATTAGAAAGAGACAATAGGAGATTATAAATGGCACAGCTATTAGACCCAAATGAAATTATGTTCACCAACTTTGAACCTAAAATGTCAAATAGGTTCATTATGTACATCGAAGGTATCCCTGCATACTTGGTGAAAACCGCTGCAAGACCTGAGATTCAAAATGGTAAGGTGACTATCGACCATATCAACACTCGTAGATATGTAAAAGGTCGTTCTGAATGGCAAGATTTGTCAGTAACCCTTTATGACCCAGTAGTACCATCTGCTGCACAAGCAGTAATGGAGTGGGTAAGACTACACCACGAGTCAGTAACTGGTCGTGATGGTTATTCAGACTTCTACAAGAAAGACATCACATTCAACAGTTTGGGTCCTGTTGGTGATAAAGTAGAAGAGTGGACATTGAAAGGTGCATTCGTACAAAGTGCTAACTTCTCTGATATGGATTATAGTGGTGAAGATTTGGCAACCGTTGAAATGACATTAACTTACGATTACGCAATTCTACAATACTAAGATACGCATTGTAATTACAAAATGGAAAATGAAAACCCCACTTCGGTGGGGTTTTTTGTATTATAAATGTTTGAGTTACATATTTATATGTGGTTAACCAAATAATAACAAAGGAAGTTATGGCAGATTTACAAGATGACTACAAAATGTCTGATGCTGATTTAGCTGCAAAGATTAGACAACAACACGAAGTGAAACAAGTAAGTGATTACAAGTTTCCAACTGAAATTATTGAACTACCATCTCGTGGTTTGATTTATCCAAAAGACAACCCGCTATCAAGTGGTAAAATCGAAATGAAATATATGACTGCAAAGGAAGAAGATATCCTCACAACTCAGTCGTATATCAAAGATGGTTCAGTTCTTGACCGATTATTCCAATCTCTTATTGTATCAAATGGTGAAGGTCAACCTATCAAGTATGTAGACTTGGTAACTGGTGACAAGAATGCTATTATGATTGCTGCAAGAATCTTGGGATACGGTAAAGATTATGAAGTAGAGATAGAAGACCCTTATAGTGGTAATAAGCAAAAGGAAACAATCGACCTTACTCAATTTGAAAACAAAGACTATGATGGTTCACATCAATTAGAACCACATAGAAATGAGTTTGAGTTCACACTACCTCGCTCTCAGAGAAAAATTACTTTTATGGCAATGACTGAAAGTAAAGAGAGAAAAGTAAAACACCAAGTTGAGGAAGTAAACAAAGCAAATCGTAAGTTAAAAGATACTACTTCAAGAGAACTTACCACTCGTATGAAAAATATGATTCTTTCAGTAGATGGTGATAGTGAACAAAAACTAATTAATAACTTTGTTGATAACGAACTATTCGCAGTAGATTCAAAGGCTCTCCGAGGATATATCAACAATGTAATCCCAGATATGGATTTGACTTGGGAGTTTATTTCGGAAGAGACTGGGGAAGGGAGAGAGATGCAACTGCCAATGGATGTGACCTTTTTTTGGCCTTCCAATTAATTATAGGCAGTATTTACACGCTCATATTTTTGATTTAATCTACCACGGAAATGGTGGATTCACATTCTCAGATGTCTACAATATGCCAATTTGGACTCGTAAGTTTTATATCAATAAAATTATTGAGTTTAAAGAGGAAGAGAAGAAAATCAACGAGAAAGAAGCTGCTAAAATAAGAGCAAAGACAAGAAAGTAAGAAAGACCCAACTTAAAGTTGGGTTTTTCCATATTTATAGTATATGGAGATTGTATGAAAACAATAAAAAAATCAGAACTTACGGAACTCTTAAAGTCAAAAGGTCTTGATGAGGGATTTATCGATAGAATCTATCATAGAGTAAAGACGGCAAAGAAAAAGTCACAACTAAAAGATTTAGAACGTGATTTGGATAAGTTAGAGAATGACCCAGAGTTCAAAGCAATTCTTAAAAAATACAATATCAAGCAGGTTTACTAATACTTGGGGTTGATGAATGGCTGATAATCAGGAAAGAATAAAGCAGATAAAGCAAGAAGATGCGATTCAGCGAAATCTATCAAAGATTTTGCAAGACCGTATTACCATTAGTGGGAATCTTACGAAAGCACAAAAAGACTTAGTGGATAGTACCGCAGGTGTACAGGATTTAGAATCCAAGATTTTAGCCGTTCAGGAAGAAAAGGAAAAAGTACTTCAAAGAGTTGCAAAGTTTAATAAACAAGCAGATAAAGATTTATTGGCTCAATTGGATACTGCCGAAAAGTATTTAGAGACTGAAAAACAAATAAAGGACAATAAGCAAAAGCAACAAGATATCCAAAAAGACCTAAATGATGAAATCAAAGAGGCACTTGGATATTCTTCAGAACTTGCTGACTTATTCGCAGCAGGTGGGGTTATGGCATTAGGTGCTAAAGCGTTTGTATCTGCAATAGAAAATGTCAAAGCTGCGTTTACTGGAACTGCTGAAAGGGCAACTGATTTATATAAATCACTTGGTATAAGTGCTGGTGAAGCTGCGGGTTTGGCAGGTGATATGCAATTAGCCGCATCAACATCATTATTATACGATATGGAAGATATGTCCGCTGCTGCCGGTGCATTGTCGGATAAGTTTGGTACAACTCAACACATCACACGAGATATGATGAAAGATGTTGCTGAGATATCATCTCTAACAGGTGATGCTGCCTCTGCTGCTGATTTGGCTAATATATTTGAAAGTGCGGGTGCTGATGCAAGTGATTTAACTTCTGAGATTAAAGACATCGCAGCAGGTGTTGGTGTAAACGCATCGGCAGTTATGCAGGATATGGCAGAAAACCAACGAATGATGGTTGGGATGACAAAAGATGAGATTAAACTACTCGCACAAAAAACTGCCGAACTTACAAAACAAGGCCTATCTATGAGTAAAATGCATGGAATGGCAGAGGGTATGTTGGATATCGAAAGTTCTTTAAAAGCCGAAATGAAGGCAAGACAAATGGGACTGGGTGATATGTTAGGTGACACTCAGGCAATGAGAGATGCTGCATTTGAACTTGAATATGGTGATGCTGAAAAAGGTGCCCAAATGATGTCAGAAGCAATCAAAGATGCCGGGTTGAGTACCGAAAAGTTGGGTACACTTGGTCATAGACAAACTCAAATGTTAGCAGACACATATGGTATGACTGCTGATGAGTTGGTAAAGATGGTAGAAACTCAAGAAAAAAATGCTGACCTTACTTCTAAGTATGGTGACACTATGGGTGGACTCATTGGAAGTGCCAAGGCATTTGCTGGAACTGCAGTCGAGGGATTCAAAACTATGGGTCTTGAACTCGTAAAACTTATCGCTCAATATGCAATTATGAACAAGATGCAAGGTGTTGGTGGTAAGTTTGGTATGGGTAACTTGGGTGGTAAAGGTGGTGGAGCTGCCGCCGCTGCACCTTCTAAAGGTCCTGCAATGCCAAAGGGTGGTGGTAAAGGTATGAGTGGTATGACCAAGGCAATATCTGGAATTGATGCCAAAAAACTACTTGCTGGTGGGGCTGCACTCGCACTCGTGGCTGCTTCGGTATTCATATTCGCTAAAGCAGTTCAAGAGTTTATGGAAGTATCTTGGGATGCAGTTGCAATGGCAGTGGTGTCTATGTTGGCATTGGTAGGTGCTCTTGCGTTAGTAGGTGCTATTATGATGTCAGGTGTAGGTGCAGTCGCAATCCTTGCAGGTGCTGCTGCAATGCTGGTTATCGCAGCTGCCTTATTAGTTCTTGGATATGCAATACAAGAAATTGCTAAAGGTTTTGGTATGTTTGGTGAAATGACTGAACAATTGGTAGCACTTGTAATGATTGCACCTGGACTTATAGCGCTGGCCGCTGTATTTGCTTTATTAGGTGCATCTATGATTCCACTTGCAATAGGACTTGCATTGATTACACCATTACTACCAACTCTAATGATTTTAGGGTTCTTCCTACCAATGATTGCTAACGCTCTTGGTTTAGGTGGTGGGGACTCAGACTCAAGTGGTGGCGGTGGTCAGAAAAGTGACCCATTGTTGGAAGAAATAAAAGGTCTAAGAAGAGATATACAATCACAACCAGTTCAGATTGTTATTGATGACAAAGTAGTGAGTCAGATGAACAAGAAGAATGTAAGAATGCAAGGTTATAGAGACCAAATGAAATAAGGATAAGTAGATGGCACTAAAAGATTTAAAATCAGACTTGTCTAAGTTTAGAAGACCCATAGAGAAACCACTTGTTGATAAGAAACGAGTGGATGTTCCTAAGTCTACTAATCAGACACCCCTATCCCAATTTGTGGATACGACCCCATCTGCCCCTAAATCAAATACAACTACACCAAAACAAGGTGTCACTCCAAATAAGTTTGATAACTCCTCTAACTTCTTAGGTGAAACTAATCCAACCAAGTTTGATAACTCATCGAACTATTTGGGTGAGACCACACCTACTAAGATGTCTTTGGAAGAAAGATTCTTAGGTCAGACCGAAACACAAGAAGTACAACAAGGGGATAAGTTCAAAGGTGAAACCGAAACAACAAATATTACTCAAGGAGATAGATTTAAGGGTCAAACGACTCCTCAAGACTACTCCAATGAGGAAAAGTTCAAAGGGGAAACCACACCATCTGAGTTCAGATTTGTACAACAATTCTTAGGTGAGACTACACCCAATGAGTCATCATTGACTGAAAGATTCTTAGGTGAGACTACTCCAAATCGAATGAACTTAGAAGCAAGATTCTTGGGTGAGACTGATGTCCCTGATGTGGTATTAGAAAGTCCCTTTAAGGGTGAGACTACTCCAAATGAGTTTAAGTTCAATCCAAAATTAGACCAACAAGCAAAAGAACCTAAGTTTGTTGACTTCATCACAAACGATGATGCAAGAGGGTTCTCACCATTCCAACAACCAAAGAACAATTCTACATTTGTTGGGGTAGACCCATCACAAACTCAATTTGATGGTGTAACTCCAATTAGTGGTCAGTTTGTACTAAACCAATATGGTGTAAATCTTCAGAACGATGGTGGGTTGGGTACATCGTATACTGATAGTGTATTAAAAACCACATACAATAAGTTTAATCTTAAAGAAGACTCATACAATTCTTCAATCTTTAAGCAACCATTTATTCTAAGTGGTATTCAAAGAGAAAAGGGTGAACCCGAAACATTAGGTCTTGGGTCATTCTCATTTATTAAGGGTGGTGCAGTAACTGCAACTGCAAAGGCTGCTATTGATGTAGTGAGAATGAGTCAATTCTTAGTAACTCCTCGTGGCTTGACTTGGATTGCAAAGCAAGAAGGATTGCAAAGAAGTCAGAGGTATGGTAAGACATTTACTCCAGTTAATCTACTTGCCAACTTAGCAGGTCAACATTTAGGTCTTAGATTTGACCGACCTGGAAAACAACCTAAAGGTGATGAGACTTGGAAATATCAGGCAGGTAAACCATTTAATGGCTCTTCTATTGTAGAAGCGACAAACTATCCTAATGGATTACTTAGACTACATCGAAAGTTAGATGATAAAAGTAATTTCATACTAAAATCGGATTATAGGGGTGGATTTGATTCATTCTATGGAATTGGTGTAAGTGAAACTAAGCGAGTATCTAATACAAGGGGTGCTGTAACTCCTGATACGATTGACTATGCCAATCCTTATACGAAGTTAGATGATAGTTCATTAATATCTCAAACCCAAGGAGTAACCCAAGACGCACCAGTTGATAAAGTATTTGGAGAACGAGGATTGTACAAATCTGAAGGATTACTTCCAGATGTAGCAGATATTGCAGATTATGAAGCAATATCATATGGTACTATTCAGAAGGTATCAAATGGTGATAAACCATCTAACTATAAGGGTGATTTTAGAAACTTAAAAGACTCCAAGTTTAATATATCAGCTGAAACAGTTGCCGGTTCTGATTATGAAACCAAAAATATTCATAGTACTAATGGTGTTCCACAAACATTTAAAACAAACTATGAAAGAATTGACCCAAATAACAAGGCACGTAGAAGTGATAGTATATACCAATCGTTATACCAATCTAAATTACAAGAGGACTTAGTACATCTATTCTTTGCGTATGACCAATCGAATGGTACTCAAGATGATAGTAAAATTATTCAATTCCGTTCTACAATTAATGGGGTGACTGAAACATTCTCACCAAGTTGGAATGGTATCAAATACCCAGGTCGTGCTGATAAAGCATATATGTACTCTGAGTTTGAAAGAACACTTTCGTTCAACTTTAAAGCGTATGCAACATCAAAAGATGAAATGTATACAATGTTTGAAAAATTATCACACTTATCTCGATTAACAATGCCGACTTATTCGGGTGGTGTATATTCAGGGCATATTTGTTACTTTAGATTGGGTGACCTATGGGGTACAGGAAAAAATGGAGTACCATCGTTGATTACTTCACTATCGTACACTATTCCTGATGACTTACCGTGGGATATTAACCATAATAATGATTTTTATGAAATACCAATGGGTATAGATGTTAATATAGGATTAACCATTCTTCCAGAAACTATTTATAAGAGTAGTAAACACCATTACTCTATGTTCGAAAATCCACCAGAACCAACACCAGCACCACGCTCGATAGCACCAGCATTCGCTGATTTCAAAGAAGGATTTGATGCTTGGCTTGCCAAAGGAAATGCAGTCAAATCTCCTAATTCGAATATAATATTGCCGCCTCCTGATTTAGGTTTGCCAAATGATGCCACTTCTGTGTATACGCCACCACCAAGAGTAATATATTAATTAAGATATGAATAGATATACTGACATACAACTAAAACGAGATTCAAAAGGTCGTAGGTTTAGAAAAACTACACTACTTCCTAAGATTGAACCAAGTATTACTGATATTTACATCATTGGTCAAGTTGGTGATAGATTGGATAACCTTGCATTTAAGTATTATCAAGATTCATCACTTTGGTGGATTATCGCACGTGCTAATAACATAGGTAAAGGTGATTTGACTGTCCCAGTTGGATTACAACTTAGAATCCCACAAGACCAATTTGCAATCATTGAGGCGTATAACGAACTAAACGATATTAATTAGTGTTATGAGTATATTTGATGGAAGAGACTTACCACTACCACCTAACCCATTTAGCAGTAAGCAACGTGCTTATAAGCGAAGAGCGTATGGTAGTGTCAAAGCAGTGGGAAATGACCAATTCACGGGGTGTCAGAAAACATATACCCTAACTTTTGGTGGTAACACTACACGAGAATGGGCACAAGGTGGTACAATGCAACCTCGTAGTGGTGGTAGGTATGTACCCAACCCATATTTAACAGGTATTACAACAAAAAACCAAGGTAGTGGTGATATCGCAGATACTGCACTTTGGGAAATTGAGTTTCAATATACTTGCTATTCTACTTCTCAGTTAAACGACCTATCAGATGCTTTTATGATTCCTGGGAACTTGATTGATGTTACCATTGGTTATAATCCTGGTACAAAATTAACCATATCATCGGCAAGGGTCTATGATTTTAGTTTTTCGTACAACTCTGATGATGGTAGTTATTCGTGTACCACAAAGTGCTTGGGTGAAAACTCAGCAGCAGGTATCGCAGGAGCATTAAAGGTAAAACCATCTGCCGATGGTGCCGAGGTAAAGGATGGTGATGGTACTGCTACTGGATATTCTATAATTAAAAAACTACAATCTGAAGCATATAAAGCATTGAATGTGTACGAGGATAGTGATGGTGACTTATCTGGTGCTAAGACTATGGCAGATGGTACAGCACGCTCGAGTGGTAATTATGGGCTAATCAAGGCTGAAAAGGATGCAGGGTTTTGGTCAATGCTCTTTTCGGCAGGTGGTGCTGATAATGTTTTTGCAACCGTAGTCAAAGTGAAAGCAGTGGTTGAGTTTTTCAACAATATAGTTGATGATAAATACATATTAGAGGCAACCGTTCCAAGTATGGGCCCTGAGTTTAAGTCTGCTAGTCCTTTGGAAGTTTGCTTTGGCGGTTCTCGTGGTAACTATGGACCCGATAATAACTTTTCTGGGTTAGATGCTGGGAACATAACCACCAAAGGTGGTGTTGGTGATATTTGGATATCAACTGAAAAGTTATTAGACATTGAAATGAAATTGATGGAAGCCAGTAAGAAGGAAAATCAAGAGTACACGGTTAGTCAATTTCTGAATGCAATGTTTAAAGAAATTAATGGATGTACTGGTGGAGCAGTTGATTGCTTTATATCAGAAAAAGGTGGTAAGTTTTACATTGTAAATCGTAAAGCGGATATAAAAAAGAAATCTACTGGAACAAGTATAAAATTGTTATCTTCAACATCTCCCGTAAAATCACTAAGTATGTCATCAAATCTTGACCCAGATATGGCTGCAATAGCATTTGCAGGTGGTAGTGGTAGATTTCCAACTGGCGTAATCGAAAATGTATTTGGGGGATGTACTCCTAAACAAGATATTGCAGAAGAGTTACCAACTCCTGGTGAAAAATTAAAAGAGAAGTGGGAAGAGCTAAATGATGGGTATGACCCACAAGTGACTCAAGATGCAAAGACTATATTGAAGGAGTATGTAAACCAAAAAATCACTGGAATATCGATGAGATATGGTATTGACTTGAGTGTTACACTTGATGGTTGGAGTAGCCCTCGATTTATGGATAGATTTACAGTTAGTCCACTTCCAAGTGGTGTGGGTAGTGGTGATGTTTATTTTGCAGTTGGTGAAATAGAACACAAGTGTGATGGTGAGACTTGGGACACTACTATTGTTGGATATATGATGGTGAATACATAATGGGAAGAAGAAAGATATATTATCCAGAAGGTCAAATCCAAAAAGGACTCTATACTGAAGGTAAAGAATGGATGTTCGAAGATGGTACTGAATATATAGGTGATTACCATAAGTATATTACTGGTGAGGTGTATACTAAATCTTCATATATAAAGGATGTATCTGAAGAACTCATTCCATATGTCGATTTATCTGCATTTGACAATAAGATGAAGTTTGACTATGATAATATAGTTGAAACTAAAGTTGAAGACTTCAAACCTGCTAAGTATGATAAAACAATTCCTAATCAGAAAGATTATGATAGAGGCTATTATTCAAGATATTATGTCAAGCGCCACTTTGATAATATAATCACCGAAGTAAGTAAGGATACATACAATAAAGTCCAAGATGTACATTATGTAAAACTTGAACTTGCTTGGAAACTAAGAGATGATGCAGTTATAGTAAACCAAAGACAGGTTAGAACTGCAGAAAAAGACATCGAAGGTATCTCAAACTACATTACAAACTATTCTGAGTTTGTGAAAGTTTAACAATTTCTTAACATTAGACATTTGGTAAAGTCCATATCTTTCACTATATTTACTATGTAATAATGAGAGAGATGAAAAACCAAAAGACATTAAATGCCCTTCGTAAGAAAGCCGGATTGGGTATTTGTGAAAGTTCAAGAATGCCAAACCTTAACAAGGTTAGTGAATTACTAACCGAGTTGGGTATCCAAAACTCGTGTCTTGAATCAAGTTGTGAAAAGTGGAGTTCTCCTGCTGGATATAGATACTACACTTCTGGTGGTAGTAGAACTTATACCGGATTTTGGTTGAGAGTTCCTCAAATCAATATGAACATTGACTCAACTGACACTTACTACTCTTGGAACACGAGGCAATACGCTCAAGAACTTGTTAAACTAATTGATAAAACACTATAATATGAAGGTATTAGGTACTAAATACGGAATCGAAATCACGAGACCTTGGAACAAGGAAATGTATGACCACAACGACAAAGTTGCTGACTTGATGAAAGCCGAATTGAGACTTGCTTTGAAAAAGTCTTATAAACAAGAAAACGAAGAACTCCTAAGAGAGATTGCTTCGGTGATTGACTCTTGTGGTTATGGTATTGGGTTCGATATGGAAGACATCTACAATGATGCTCTGAAGAACTTGGATATGGTTCAAAACTATTGGTTGAACGAAGAATACCCTTACGGAGTTAAGAAAGGTATCGTTCCTTCAGTTGAACTTGAGTTTATTGGTTACTAAACTTTAACAATTTCTTAACATTAGAAGTTTGGTGAAA